ATGCCGAACTCAGACCTAATCCCTTCCCTGCTTTCCAAACTCTACGAAAACCAACTTGCCCTCGAGGCGTCCATCCTGGAGCTGTCAAATTGGGTTGAGCAACGTGGCTCCGCCGAGGTGGCAGAAAACGTGCGAGGCGCCCTTTTCACAATCGGACACAACGAAGAGTTCATCAAAATGACTCTCGCCGTGCTGATGGAATCGGAATAGTCGGAAGCCCCCTACAGCTCGTCGGCTCAAATCGCGCCACGGCCAAACCTCGACTACTGTACGCACATACAGTATTTGAGATTCACGCTATGAACGTAGACATGGACACCGATGATTGGCTCGGCTGCCCCACTCCGCTGGATATGTACCAGCATCAGTGCTCAATCCTCGTAGATGAACTGGCGGAGACAGAGCGCATGTTGAGTCGAGCACGGGCGAACATCACTGGCCTGGTCCAGATGAATGACCTGCTCATGACAGGCAAGGCCGAGGCCGAAGGAAAGCTTGCCGATGCGCTGGATAAGATAAGTCTGCTGGAACAGCAGCAGTCGTTTGGTTCGGTGCAAAGCGTGAAGATCGTTACCGAGCAGAGGGACTATCTATTCAGGGAGAATCAGCGGCTGCTGGCAGAGTTAAAAGCTCTGCATGAGCTTCACCCAAGCTCATCTGCGTAGGCTGCTACGGCTTCCTCGGTAAGCTCCCGCCACTCGTTATCATCAATTAGGCCCTGCTGCTTCAAGTCATCCGCCAGGGCCAGCCGCGTCTCGTAGCGCTCCTCAGGTGTGACCGATATGAATGCGGGATCATTGCGCAGCGCAAACCACGCCTCCATTGCGGTGACTTGTTCAATGTTGATCGCCATGAAGAATGCCTCGGGCCAGTGTCTACAGTGTAGAGATTGGCCGGGTACCGGCTGTTCATTGGCGCCGACGAGCGGAGATGCTTATGTGCGGACGACTATCACAGTACAGCGGCATCCATGACTTCGTTGCAGCACTGAGCATGCCAAACGCTCTGGCGAACTCCTTGGGTGATCAGCCAATTGAGCGGTACAACGTGGCACCCACGACCGCGGTTGCGCTGCTGCACCTGCAGGGCGAACTGCTACACGTAGACCCGGTGCGTTGGGGATGGAGGCCGCACTGGGCCAAGGATCGCGCTGCGCCGATCAACGCACGCGTAGAGAAAGTGGCTCATGGTCCGTTCTTCCGGGCGATCTGGCCTCACCGTGCAATAACGCCGATCAATAACTGGTTTGAATGGGTCGACGAAGGCGGACCGAAGAAGCAGCCCTACCTGATCCGCCGGCGGGATGGTGCACCGATATTCTGTGCCGCCATCGGCCAGTTACCGGATTCCGACGAAGGACCGGACGAGCATGACGGCTTCGTGATCATCACCGCCGACAGCGCCGGGGGAATGGTGGACATTCACGACCGCCGACCCGTGGTGCTGACACCAGACCTGGCCCGGGAATGGCTGGATCCAGCCACGCCCAAGGAGCGTGCCGAGCAGATGGTGCTTCACCAGGGTGAACCCTCCGAGGTGTTCGAGTGGTTCAAGGTCGACACAGCCGTGGGCAACGTGAGAAACAAAGGCCCTGAATTGATCAGGCCGATCAGCGCGTAATAGCCCTGACGTACGCCTGGCACGCACGCAGCGCGATTATGGCGTTATCCCCGTCATCGGTGGTGGCGATAATTCGTTGCGCATGCGCTGGGTCAAGTTGGGCTCGACGGGCTGCATGAACCACGCCGACGGCGCCGGGGGTGGTAGGCACGTTGCAGCCACTGGCTGGATCCTCGGCAAGGAGGACTGACAGCCGGACATCAGCAGTAGCAAGCTGGTCACGCAGGCGAGCCTGGTTGCGTTGGGCATCGGATAATTCCTTGGAGTGTTGTTGGTCCTGGCCGGCGAGCTGCTGCTCCAGGGCCAGGCGCTTGCCTTGCTCGGCCCGTGCCTGGGCGGCCGCCGAATTGCTGATCGCGGCCAGGTCTTTCTCGAACTGCCCGGCCTGCTCAGCCAGCCTCTCGCCCATGCGCCAGTCTTGCACCTGCCACGCACCACCAAACCCGATGGCCATCGCCAGCAGGATCGCGCCAAGGATTTGCCCGGGCATCATCACGGCACATCCTTGAAGAACACATGGTGACCCAGGCGCAGTGTCTGCTTGGCCTTCGCCGCCCAGGCCGGCGCCTTTGGCATCGTGGTCGCGTAGTAGTGCGTGGCCCCGCCAGTTGGATCTGGAACTGCGCCCGACATCACCTGGTCAGCCGCACGCTGGGCCTGGGCGAACTGGGCCGCTGGGATCTGCTTGGCACCGCTCAGGTAGGCGTAGTTCGGGTCGTTCTGGTTCCAGCAGCTGAACTGCCAGGGTTTCAGGCACACCCCGGCGTAACCCTCGCCCCACCACGACATGGCTTTACCGTCGAACACACGGTTGCGGATGGTCCAGGCCACGGCGATCTGTCCGTCCAGGCCCTCACCGCGGGCTTCGCCCCACAGCGTGCGCGCCAGGATGTCCCGGTCTTTCTCGGTTGCATTCATACTTTTCTCCAGACAATAAAAAGCCCCGCAGAAGCAGGGCTTTTAAATTTCAGCGAAGGGTAAGGCGCGCGGGTGTTGCTGCCCCGTAGGTTTTCAGTTCTCCATTCTCCCACCAGGTGGCAAAGTTCGAACCGATACCACCTGCGACAGCTGCGTAGCGAGTGTCTACGGCGAATGGGGCACCCTGGCTGCACACCTCAGGAAGAGACAGAAGGCCTGTGATGCTGCACCCTTTCGGGGAAACGCCGGGCTGCGCGTTTCGGCGCTCGAGCACAACGGAGCCGAGCGCCGTGGTCCCGGTTTGTTTGACGAAGACGTTGGATACCCGCACGTAATCAACGTCGGTGATCAGTACCGCCGCGTCACCGCAGTCTCCATAGACACCATCGACCTCGACATCAAAACTTCCGACGCCGAATATGTCTACTGCTTGCCCGGCGACATTGTCTGCGACGTTATCGATCAGGCGGTTGCGGCCGTAGCTGGTGACAATCTCGTAGCAGTCCTCTGGCGCTCCGTTCGTCCAGCACTCCTGGATCGTCACGCCGGCGCTCTCCCAGAACTCACAAACCTCGTTACCGGCGGTGTTATTGCCAATTGACTTCTGGAAGTAGCAGCGAAGCATCGTCACATCGCTTGTTCGCCTCCATTCGAACAGTCGCCTATCTACGGCGCTACCCTCAAACGAACAGTTCTCAAACTTGCAGTTATCGGCGCCATTGCCGTAACAGGCTGTCTGCGTGACTCCAGCCGTGAAGGTGAACCGAACGTTCTTGAAGTAGCTGTGCCGAATCATGTTAGGCAGTTGGCTGAGGATGTTCCCGCCTGGCTTGAGGTAGTTCAAGTCACCTATGCCAACGTTGCAACCACTGATGATCGTGTTCTGAACGTTGTTGTAATCGATGGTCCAGCCATTCCCTACGTGCCAGTGGAAATGCGTGGAGGTGAATGAGCAGCGATAAATATCGACGTCAAACTCTCCTGGTCCAGCGGCCCAGAAGACGCCGTTTGTGGTGGAGTTTTTTGCGGTGCCAATAACGCGGCAATCCGTCAAATACACCCGCTTTACTGTGGTGCCGGCCCCCACAAATATCTGTCCCGACAGCCCCGACCACTCGCAGCCGTAGAATTGCAGAGTGCCACTGGATATCTGCACCGCTACCTCGTCGGCGGTACCGGATCCCCCAGCGAAGCCACAACGTTCGAAAGTTACTGGAGTCCCAAAGGCCGCCGCGTTGATAGCTGCCGAGCCATTGGAGGTGCCAGTGAAACGAACGTTGTAGAACCGGATGTAATAGGTGGCAGCCGGGTCGTTTAGAGTCAGTCCAGGAGAACCACTCGCAAACGTGACGTTCTTGTGGCGAATGATGTAGGGGTCGGTTGCGGTGCCGGTACCAGAGGCAGCCAGCGCTGAGGCGCTTGCCTGAGACGTGATTGTCATTGGAGTTTGGGTGGTACGAGGATCAGCGGTCACGCCCACAAGCGTTGGATCCGCTGGGCCCAGCGTTATCCATGGCTGCACGCCAGCTGCTCGGCGGATCTTCTCGGCCTTGAACATGGCCTGCATGCGCAGCACTTCGGCGACGGCCGTACTACCGATATCAGTCTGAATGCCGGAGCCAGCCCCCAGCAAAAGGCGCTGAACCACTCGATGCCAGCGCCCAGTTGCAACGCCACCGACCTGCAACACATCAATATCTGTGGGGGTTGCGGTGCTCGAAGCTCGCCACTCGAAAGGCGAGGCGAATCGATCACCCATTGTTGTCTTGCTGCCCAGCTGAATGATGTCTCCCTCATACCGGCCAGCTAACGTTTTCAGCTTTGCAAGGTTTCTGATCCACTGAAAGCTGCGCCCAAGCATGCTGGCGCCCTTGGAAATATCGTCGAGATCTGCCATCTCTTGGCGCAACGGACTATTTCCTACCGCCACCAGTTTAGGCGCGTCAGTGGTCCAATTCCCACTAAGCGCCAAAGGCAGTAGCGACTGCAACGCTACTCGGTACAACTCGCCATTTCGCTCAATCAGCTGGGTGGGGCGCTGAATCGAAACGCCGGCGGCGTACTGGACGAATGTGGACTCCCAACCGCTTGCCGCCTGACCATCTGCCGCTTGCTGGGCGATGCCGCGCAGAGTCTTGCGAACCCGGCCTAGCCGGTCCGGCCACGTCAAATCATTGCTGGTGACAAACTTATCAAGGATCGCTGCGTTGTCGCTCAGGTCGCGTGGATCGGTAGAGCCATTCGGCTCGACAGGGTTTCCAGTGTTAAAGGCCATGGCTTTCCCCGAGGCAAAAAAAAGCCCGCTCAGTGGCGGGCCTAGGAAGGTTTGTTTTCTACGCCGCCGCTGGCGGATAGTTGTCATCATCTGCATAGAACACTGGTGAGTATTCAGTGGCAGTAACCGCGCAGGTTCCGTCCTGGTTCGGGGTTATCTCGGTGATCATCGCCGGGTATCCAACCTGCTCGCTTGGCCCAAATAGGAAGCGGGCGGGCTCAATGCTCAGGTCAGTGACGATATCGAAGTCGATGGCGCTGAGCGGCACCAGCACCTGGTGGAAACCAGCATCCCTCGGCTCAAACAAGCTTGTGACTGTGCCATCGTGCCGCCGAATAACGGCCCGCGGCGCAACCATCGACCAGTCCATCTCTTCGCTAAGCGTGAGCAGGTACTGGCTGTCAACCTGCTCAACTTCCATGATCAGCGCACTACTGGTGGTGTTCGGGATGTCATCGGCCAGCGTGATGTGGTCGATCTCATCAAACACCAAGGCATCCATCTCCGTATCGACGCTGTAGCTCCAGCGCGAGAACTGGTACTTGCGAAGCTGCCTCATGCCTATTCGCCAGGCCCGCGTTTCGTCTGACACACCGTCAAGCTGGATTTTGTCCACCTTGAGCCCAAGGCTTCCAGGCAATCGGCACGGCCTGGTCTCCTTGCGGTTGGTGTACTGGTCGATGTATTCAACGTCCACCCCGTCGAAGTCATCAGGACTTGGCGCGGTGAAGGGGCACTGTAGTTCGCTGGTCATTTCGTGCGGCGTGATGACCCCGCGCGGTGGCTGTAGACCTTCGCGCTTGACGCTTAGCAATCCATTGCCGCTGGAAAGGTGCGACATGCCGGCGGTGAAGATCCCCTGCAGCATCTCCCGGGCGGGCACGGCCTTTTCATGAGACATGTCGTAAAGCTCGCCGCGGGGCGTCCAGTAATCCTGGTCAACCGTGTTGAGCGCATCCATGTCGATCAGCGACTCATCAATTCCCAGGCTCTGGCAGACGTGCAGGGCTGCGCCTTTGATCGAGCGCATCGGCGCGCTGTCATAGATCCGGGTTGGAACGCAGTTAACCTGGCGCTCCGACTGAGCGCTAAGGCGATCGCCGCCGCGAATATCCATCGTGATGACGGTTACCCCTTCGTATGAAGAAGGGGACGGCAGCAACGTGCGCAGGCCAAGCCACTGAATGGCCTCCCGCGCCTGCCCGCCAACAAGCGGCTCGACGCGCCGCATCTGAAACTCTGGCCGCAGCGCGTACGGAAAAACAAGACCGTGCGTGAAACCAATCTGATCAGGTGTCGCCTCAACATATGTGTGCTTGATGGTAGTCCAGGCACCTCCGATCGCCGCATCACGCCAGCGGACCTCTACAGATTTCGACGAAACTTTAATATTGCCCTGCTTACTGTAGTAACAAAGCCCTTGACTAAAGAACACATCGTATTCCGCTTCGGTAGCCACCTCGTTCTCTGGACACCCCATAAATGAACCGAGCCAGTTGGCTGCACCGCCTGGCCCTGTAAAAGAAAAGTCCAGTAACGTCCGAGCAGTGAATCCCCCCCAGTTGGTATCGATTGCGCCGAGGTCATTCATGCGGCGAACTGTGGCAGAAAGACCATCCATGGACACCAGGCTGTATCGAAACCCACGATAGCCCAAGGCAAGGCGCTGCTGTCCTGGAGCCAATCCCGAAAACGGGGTTCCGTTATCGAACTGTAATGTGACATAGGCCTGCTGTTCTGCTGAGCCACCAGAAGACGCTGTTCCGACAACGTAAGTCGGTCCCGATCCGAAGATCGGTACAGGAGCACTTGTCTGAGTAATGGTGCCGCCCCTGTAGGGGCTCAACGGCTCAACCAAGCGCAGGCGTCCAGAGTTGTCTTGAGCAACAAGGCCGATGCCTGATAGCTGGGAAGTTATAATCGATACCAGAGCGCTCATGCTGCCGTAGTTAGCATTAAGCGATATTGTTCTGGTGACGCCCTGGAACGTCACTGTCCATACCACGGCACTCGCGCTGAAGTCGTAAGTCGACGGGGAGGCGCTTGCGGAAACAGAAGACGGTGATCCCCCAACTCCTGGGACCGGTGGCACGTAGGGCGCCACGCTGGCCACCGACAAATCAAGGTCGCTATCGCTTCGAAGGGTCACCTTCATTCCAACGAAAGGCGAAAGATCTGTGAGTGCGCCCGCGATCCGGCTATAGCCGCCGACAGATGAGACGGTGTAAGTGTCTGGCACAACCATGGTAAGAATGGTCCCGGGCGCCCAGGAATCTGGAAAACTCGGGCTGTTTCCCAGCAGGGAAAATGTAGTTCCATTGATCAGCACGGAGTCAGCAAGAGCGGCTGATTCCGATGGAGCCGTACTGCCCAGGTCGAGCCCGGCAGTGCCTGCATTGGTGCCACCAACCTCCCCTACAGGGTACCAATTCTGAGCTCGGGGATCATTGGCAAGAAAAGTGCCCGGCTCGTAAATGCTGTAACTAACGTCAGATCCGAAGGCTGCCACGGGTGTATCGCCTATTTGAATTACGCTCTGCGGGAGCATATGGCGACCGCGACCAACACAGAGGCACAAGCTGGTGCGCATAAGTCGCTTGTTCACGAACCTCGATACAGGGGGCACGAGCAAGTCGGGGTAAACCTTAGCCTTGCCGAGGATTTCCCTTATAGGGGAATTCAGCTTTGCGTGGTTGCCAGTAGCCGTGGACAGGTCGAGGTCATCACCCTGCTGCTGTTTGGCAGCCTTGGCCTTGGGCATCGTGAGGATCATCACAATCGAGATAGCAGCCAATGCCACCGCCGCCCAGGCTGCTGCGGCCGCACCGACAGCGCGAGCCTCAGGGAAAATCATCACCTCCGTATCGCAATCGACAAAGGTCGTAGGCCACTGATCAACCGGCACAGACCTCCCTTCTATCTCGATGCAGATTGGGTGCACGGCATCCATGTCAAAGCCGGCTGCATTTGCCGAAAGCCAGCCAGCCAAGGAAATAGGCTCAGTAACCTGGTGCGACTCTAGAGGCACGCATTCGCCACTTTTAACACCGATGCGAGATGGGTAAATTCGAATCACTTGTAATACTCCACCCGCACGAAGCGGCGCTTGAGCCTGTGCAGAGGCAGGCAGATTGTGCGTTGCTTTTCGGTGATTTCCATTGCCTCCAGGGAGGCGCCACATCGCACTACAACCCCGACGTGGCGCATCTCGCTACCCTGGTAGAGCGCAATCAATGCGCCCTCTTCCGGCTCGCAAGGAGTCAACGTCGGGAACCACTTCCCCGCCACCTCGACCATGGAACCGTCCCCTGCGCGTATATCGGCCCACTCCGGCCAGGCAGGCAAGCCAAGATCACGCCTGACCTCCAGGACCAGGCCGTAACAGTCAACAAACGGCCACACTCTCCCGCCCTCGAGGTATTGGCCCGCGAGGTATTTGTCGTGATCGATCATTATTGGTACCGCATGCCCGGGGCGAAGTCGCCGGTGTAGTTGTGGCGCAGCCAAAGCGTTTCCAGCAGATTGAAGTAACCGGCAACGATCTGTGCTTCGGTTGCGGTTACTGAGCCGCTCTTCACCTTGTAGCGAAGGATTTTCGATGGATAAGCCAGATCGGTGCTGATGTACTCCCGGTACACCAGATTGATCTCTCGGCGCTCCCTCAGCGCGGCACGCAGGAACCCTGAGACGCTGCCGTCGATGTTGCAAAGCGCAAATTTCAGATCCTGCTTACCATCACTCCCGCGCTTTGGTAGCGCGATAGATATGCCGCAGGCGATGAACGTTACCAGGCCACCAGTCTCGAGACCGACGTCCAGATCCTCAAATCCATCCGTGAGAAAGTGGTGGGCCACACCGTCAGTGATCTCAAGGGTTCCATGGAGAATCTCCGTGCCCCCGCTCGAATAGAGCCGGTTCAGTACGTAGCTCGTCATTGCGGCCAGTCCTTGTTTATCGCCAGGTCGAGAAGATTCATGCCGAGGATGTATTCAGGCGCGTAGACGGCCCAGCCTCCGGTGAGTATCGGGCGCTCCCACAATTCAAGAGGGGCGCGAAACCGCCAGTACCCTCCATCCAGCGTGGGGCCTTCGTATATATCGGTGAACCTGGCTTTGTACGGGCGAATACCCTGAGGGGTTTTAAGGTCGCACTCGAACCAATCAACACCCGAAACAAGCACCTCCTCGAACCAAGACTCAAAGAGTTGCACCTGCATGTCGTCTTCAAAGAACAAATCAGCGGTAAGCTCGGTCGGAACAGAGGAATACGCTCTCCTCTGTCGCGATCGGCCAGTGTTCATTTTTGTTCGCCGAAAAGGGCTGACAGGCTTGAATCCGTAACCGTCAGCCACAGGCATCGGAAGCTCAGTAGGATATTTTTTCAACGAGCCGCCCTCCCCATTCCGAGCATTTCTTGAATAGCCTTTGCGCCTTTGCCGTTATCACGGATGTTTGCAACTACCTGATCAATTACCCAGCGACCATCAACCTGCCGAGACTGGCTCTGACCTGCCCTGCTAGAGTCCTCGATCAAGTTAATGATCGGTGCCAAAGGCGCAGAAGAAGGCGCCATCTCTGCGCCTGAAGACTGATTCACAAATGCTGGTCGACCGTTGCTCATCGCCTCCAAAGTGCCGACACCAATGCGCGCCGTTGCCTCAGCGTCAAACACATACTCCTTTCCGTGTACAACGCCAGCGACCTGAGTCACGCCGATATTCCCTGTGTAGCCACCTTCCTGGAACCCGCCCATCGCGCCAGCCATAGCCGTCATGCCAACAGCCGAAGCGAGTGGGCCAGTAATGGTAAGGGCCGTCGCCATCGCAGCAGGTGCCGCAGCCGGCCCTATGATCGGTATCGCAGCCGTCGATGCATATGCAGCCAAACCGGCTTGAAGGGACATCGCCTGCGCGTTAGCGCTGATGGTTGCTGCCGCCCCCGCCTGGGTAGTTTTGCCGACCAGCATCTGGACAGCCTGATAGACCAACCACTGCGCCGCCATCTGGGCCAGAGCATTAATGATCGACTTAGCGAAGTTGGTAGCCATGTTGACCAGGGCGTCTCCAGCATCTTCAGCCCCGGTAGCTACATCCGTGAAGAACGTCGCAAGCCCACCGGTAGCATTTTCCAGCGCCCCGTTAGTGACCTCCGCCGCCTGGGCGGAATAATTACGCGCCGCATCCGCGTAGTTTGCCCACGCTTCGTTGACGCCATTCATCCAGTTGGCTTGCTGTTCGTCCGTTGCGGCGTAGAAGTTCTCCTGTGCCAGGAGCCGCTTATTGAGCTCATCCTGGAGGACCAGCGTTTCATTGGCATACAGCTCGGGCGTGATCTGCCCAGTGTTGCGTTGCTCGTTGAGGGCGGCCACGTCAGCAGCATACTTCTGCCGCATCGCCAGATCAGCCCGCATCCGGTCCCGGGCCTTATCGCCCATCCCCACGCCGGCCAACTCCTGCTCAAAACCATCCTTCGTGGTTTGGGTGGTCAACGCCTGGGCATTCTTGAACGCCGTCAGCTTTAGGTCATCTTCGTTGGCTTTCTTCAGCTTGTTCAGCGCATCCAGTTCGGCAGCCATGCCCATGAGCTTTTTCTTTTGCGCCTCGCTCAGCTTGCCGAGCTTGCCTTCCTGCAGCTCAAAGGAAAGCTTCATCACCTCCGTGGCGTCTTTCTGCTTGTCGCCGGTGGTGTTGATCAGTTCGATCTGGCGCTTATAGCCTTCCTCGGCGGTATCGAACGACTTGAGCTGTTGCTTTGCGGCAGAGTTCGATTCAGTCGTGTTCTTCCTCAGGGCCTTGGCGGCGGCATCATCCTTGGCTTTCTGCGCATCCTTAGCGGCTGCGGCCGAGCGAATTGCGACGACCATCTCGTTGGTAAGGCCGGTGTTTTCCGCAATGAAGCGATTCGCTGCCTCAAGGCTGGTTTTGTCCTGGGCTGCGCCGAGCTGCTTCTGAAGCTGCTCCAAGTACTTCTGTCCAACCTGCGCCGCAGCAGCCTTCGCGGCGTTATTCTCCCCTTGAGCGCGAGTGTTCGAATCAGTTTCGCCTGTCAGCAGCGCGAGGGTTTCTCGCTGCTTATCGAGAGTATCCGTCAGCCCGGAAACTTTGATCTGTCCGTTTTCAATGGCCTGAGCCATTTCTTCGGTTACGCCCGGGATCAGCCGAAGCTGGTCGGCCAGCGCCTTCCAGTCGACCGCCTGCCCTTTCGACGCATCCGCAACAGCCTTATTCATCAGGTCCATTGCTGACTGTAGCTCTTGCGACAGTGGCGCGATGCCAGCCATAAAGCCGGTGGATCCAGCCAGACCAGCGTTGGTCATGCTGCTTTGGAACTCGAAGGCGATTGTGCCAGCGGCTCCAGACAGCTCTTCCTGAGTGTCTGCAATGGAAGCCCTGAGCTCTCGCAGAGTTACTGACTGCGTCGCACGATTTAGCTTATTGAATTTCTCTGCGAGCTTATCCAGCGGGTCGCTAAGATCTCCGAGTTTTTCCTCAAGAACGCTGGTGTTATTTCTCAAAGTAAGGAAGGCGGTAGCGGCGCCTATGGCTAGAGCAGCCACGCCGACCGGCCCACCAAGCATTCCTACCAGTCCCACGCCGGCTCGGCTAACACCAACCTGAGCTGCCGCTACCGCGTTGGTGGCACGCGTCTCTGCGAGCCTTGCCTCGGCAAGCTGGAGCGACATCTGTGTCTGTACGGCAGTGCCGCGCGCCGCGATCGCTTCCTTCTCGGCGAGGAATACTGTGGTCTGGGCTTTCTGTTGCTCTGCCTGTGCGACCAGCAGTACAGCTGTAGCCTGGGCCTTTCTGGCGGAAACGTCTTTGAGGGCCGAGTAAGTAGCGGTCGCAGCAGATGTCGCCGCAAGGGTTCCGTACCGTGCAAGGGCGGCAACTGCCGCCATAATCGCAACGTCGGCAATCGTTTCAAAGTTGTCTCCGACCAGGCTTATAGCCTTGCCGAGGGTGCCGGTGAAATCTGTCGCTTCGTTCAAGCGGCCAACATACACACCGAACGAGTTGGACAAGTTTTGCACTGCATCCCTTACCGCGATGCTCATGCTGTCGGCCAGCTCACCGTTCGCTTTTGACGCTTTTTGTAATCCCATCGTCAAGATGTCGAGGCCTAACTTGCCCTGGGCGCCGAGACTGCGGATCTCTTCAGCGGATTTGCCAGTTGCTTTGGCAATGGTGTCCACCACCGTGGGCATAGCCGCGAGAATGGATTGCCAGCCATCGGCCTCAACCTTTCCGGTCTGAAGCGCCTTCGAATAGGCATCAATGGCAGAACTGGCTTTATCAGCGGAAGCAGAATTCGTAACGAGCAGAAAGCTGAAACTGTCCATCACATCCAGCGCCTGGCTGGTGTTATACCCCATGGACTTCAGGCTGCCCGAAGTCCGGATGTAGAGTTCTTGTGCCTCAGCGAGAGGTCGATACGTGCGCTTGGCGGTATCCAGTAGGCGCTGCTGAACCAGATCATATTCACCAACGTTGGACGTGGCCATGCCGATGCGGTCGGACATCTGCCCGTATGAGTCGGCTGCCTCAATGATCTTTCCAATACCGGCCGCGCCGATAGCTCCTGCCAATGCGGTCTTGATCAGCCCTGACGCATTAAGCGCCCGCTCTCCTGCACGATCAAAAGCGGTGTCTATACGCCCGAGGCTCTTGTCGATCTTGCCGGATGCCTGGCCTACGCTGGAGTCTGCGCGCGCCATCTCCTGACGCAGTTGGGCCGTGGTCGCTTCGATGCGTACCAGCATCCCCTGTACGTCGGTGTCGGCCATGCTTTTCTCCAGGCATTAAAAAACCCACCGAAGTGGGCTCTATACAATTAATAAAATCAGTCCAAATAGAACTTTTGATCAACCCCAAATATAGGAATTAGGGCTAGCACTCTGTCTAGCCGACCCACATCGAAGCGCTTCATAAGTGCCAATTCCAGATCAGATAATGAGCTCAAGCCTATTTGAACCTCGTGCGCCGAAACGCCAGAGTATGTTCCGGAATCCGTCCAAATGTTTGCGTAATACGTACACAAGGCCTTTCCATCACCATGCTCGGTTTGAAACTCCACTAAAACACTCGGTTCTGAAGGGATCATGCTGCCTCTCGACATAACCGCCTGCGTGGCTCGATTGAAGTCTTCAACCTTTCGCTTGTTTGGCTCAGGCTGAATGGCTGTAGCGCTGATAATTTCGACAGCCCGTGTATTTTCTTTAACCACGCCTACGCAATCACGCATGATTGCGGCAGACAGCGCTCTTGTCGGCGACACGAACGCAATAGCCCCGATTATGGCTGCTGACACCAAAGCTGTTGCTGCTATAGATACTTTTGCTCCCTTGCCCATTAAGCCTCTCCCCATTTTTAAGAGTGGAGAATAGCAAAGTTAATCTACGAAACCTGCCTGCCGGTCAGCGCCTGCCGCAGCTTATCCGCTACGCTCGATGGCGAAGGTTTGTCGGTCTTGGTCTTTGTCTTGCCGGTGCCAAACGGGTTGGTCATCTGCGCCCACTCGATTTTGGCGTCCATGGCCAGGAACAGTTCGGGCATCGGAATTGACCAGGCCAAGTCTGGCGACCAACCCAACCACCCAGTGGCCACCGCGTAGAGCCGGTCGACGTAGCTGCCATCCTTGACAGCACTTACGCCGCCGCCGGCTGTTCCTTTCCCGCATCAGGGCCTTTCGGGTTGTACAGCGCTACTAGGTAGGCGTTCAGCTGCACTGACACATTCAGCACGCCTGCCTGCCACACCTGCTCAGCCACGGCCTCGGCCGCCTTGCCATTCAAGCCAGCGCCGCCGGCGATGATCACGGCGCAACCGTCGATGCTCAATGCATTGATGGCCTGGGACGCACCACGCAGGCCGCCGAAGTGGGCCTCAATCGCACGCACGGCGCCGAGCGTGGGTGTCAGGGTATAGGTCTCGTCGCCAAGCTTGATGTCGACGGTTCCGTAAAGGGTTTTGCTCATGTGGCGAATCCTTGGGGTTCGGGGCCGAAGCCCCTTTGTTTAAGGAGTGACAGGCGCCGGGAGAATTTCCAGGATGTCGGAGTTGATGCCGATGGTGACGTTGCGGCGAACCACGTTTTCAGCAGCGCCGGCGGCGACGGTGTTGTTCATCACCTT